CCCTCAACCATATCAGGGTTAGCAGCACGACCTCTTGCTCTTTTAAGCATCTCTCTGGCAGAAGTATTTGCTTTACCCAACTTCTCTGCCCAGATCATGTCTTCTAATTTAACTTCTTCTCCGTTGGCAATGCACTTACAAATAAACTCTAAACGTAGTCTATACTGAGTTGAAAGCATGTTAGTCGTCCGACAGGTAATGTTCTAATTGATTGATCCTTTGGAATTCTTGATATGCTGCTTCTGAGCGATTGTGGAGGACATCTCTGATATCATCCACGATAACAGTAGGATCGACATAATCGTCAAGATACTTATCAATCGCTTCTTTCAGGTATCTATATCTGTGCCACTCTGGTGAATACGGTTTGTAGTCCATAGCAAGATTAGTAGATACATCTATTTAGATAATAGCACAAAAAAAGGGACCCGAAGGTCCCTTGATTGATTTGTGAATGAATCACATGAGGTTGTCAACCAGCACACGACGATAGTAGCGGTTGGCGTTAGCGGTAAGAGCGCCGCTGCCTTGAGTGGTGCCTTCTGCGAAGGGATTGGCGACCATGCCGTAGCGGGTCTTGAAGCCAATTTTCGGCTGGAAGGTGTCCTGACCCACGGCACGCACCATTTGCAGGGGCACATAGGGGCAGTAGAAGAGACCAGCGTCATAGGCGCTGCTACCCTTGTAACCAGCCACATAGAAGTGACGGTCAGAGACGTTAGCAGAGTAGGGATCCACATACACCTTGATGCGACCGTTGAGGGTGCCAGCAAGGGTGCTGCTGTTGTCGTCGGGAAGCAGGTTGCTGTTACCAGCAAGTGCGGGGGTGTAGTCAAGCACACCAGCCATGGACAGAGCAGATGCCACATCAGCAGAGCAGATGAGGATGTTGCCCTTGCCACGACGAGTCTCATGACCGATGGCATTCATGTCACGCTCGATTTGGAAGAGCAGACCTTTGAATTTCTCCACCGACCAACGACCGTTGGAGTCAACGTCCAGGTCGAAGATACCAGCAGTAGCGGTGTTGTTTTGAGCGCCAGGGCGGGCGATCTGATAGACGGTTCTCACGACCTCGCGGTTGATCTCTGCCAGCACTTCAGTGCTGAGGATGTTGGCGAGCTCGGACTCAGCGTCCAGACCATGCACTGCCTTCAGGTCTTGAGCAAGCTCAAGGCTGTATTCGGCTTTCAGGGCACGCGACTTAGCAGTCACGGTGACCTTCTCGATGCTGAAGTTCATTTCAGCGAAAGCGTTACCAGCAGCATCACCCAGAGCTTCAGACTGAGCGGTGCTCATGCCTTGGGCATTGGTGTAGGTGCCAGATGCATTCAGCAGACCAGGGTTGCTGCCGCTCTGAGCGGTTGCGCCGAGGTTGCTAGCAGCGTTCTCAGCAGAGAACTCGGTGTCTGCTTCGTTGAAGAATGCTTCGGTGCCAGAGGTGCGATCGGTGCCATAGCGGGAGCGCATGGCGAAGATCAGACCAGTAGGACCAGTCATCGGCTGCACACCAGCGATGTCATAAGCGATCAGCTTAGGCATCGAGCGGCGGATCAGCGAGATCAGCACGGGGTCGAAACCAGCAACAGGACCTGTTGCAGTAGCAGCGCCACTGAAACCAGCGGGGCTAGAACCAGCACTCATGGTGGGAGCGGCTTCGGTCATCAGACCACGCTCTTCACGGATGAATTTCTCTTGGTTCTCAAGCAGGATAGAGGTCACTGCTTTCTTATAGCCATCAACGATCGGGTTAAGATCGGAGTGCTCAAGAATGGGGGACCACTTTTCCTGCAGATGCTCGGAATTGAACATTTGCTTTTACTCCTTGGAAAAATGTTTGTTTACTTAGTTGATCACTTAGTCCAACGGGACAGAGCCTTAACGTAGGCATCCATCGATTCCGTCACGACCTGACTTTGCTCCACCTCAACGTCTTCGGAAACTTCCTTAGACTCAGGTTTTGTGGAGAAGTAGGAATCACGGAGGGTAGACACCTTCGCACGGAAGGTCTCTTCATTATCAAACTCAACAGCCTCGGCAAGGGACGCCAACTTCTCACGCTGGGTGAGAGTCAGACCCTCTGAGACTTCGCTCACGATCCCATTCTTAACAAAATTGCCGATCTCTTTGTGAAGAGAAACATTCTCTTCAATCGACTCGTTGAGTTTATTCTCCATACGATCCAGTTGATCGATCATCTCGTCAACCAAATCGAGTTTTTCTTCGGGGAGATCAATATGATTCTCCACGAAAACTTGCTTGATTCCGTCAAGAATGTTTTCAGCCATCTCGGTCTTGATGCCTGCTTCAATGGCGAGACTATTGTCTTCCATCCACTTGGTCACAGCATAAGTGAGATACTCATCGACTTGCTCAGCGAGCTCAGTCTTGACAGTTTCAATTTCTTCTGCGAGGACTTTAGCATAATCCTCGTGCATACGCTCCAGCTCTTCGTTGAGTCTGGAAACAACCGCCGCTTCAAAGATGGTCGCTGCCTTTTCTTTGAATTCTTCAGAGAGGTCTTCGCCTTCGGTCAGAGCAGCAACGTCTGCGCTCAGATCGACTTCGATGATGCTAGAGGTTTCTTCTGCCTCTTCCTCAGCAATCACTTCCTCACCTTCATGCTCGGTGTGATCGAAGGTCGGTTTCTTGGACAGAGTGTCCTGCTTGTTACCCGAAGCATCAGAGGGCTTCGTAGTAGGAGCAGAGGCGCTCTTGCTCACGACACGATACTTGTTAGAATCGTCGTCGGGCTTGCTGTTTTGGGGCGTAGGACCACCAAGATCTTGGATGCCGCCGAGAGCAGAACCTTCATTCTCCAGTTTTTTCTGGGGATCTGCGGGCTTAGCATTTGCCGTCACTTGGTTTTCTTCCAGATTCTCAATCTCTTTGGACATCGTAGTCTCCTGCGGTACAAAAGGCGGTTTTGCTATAGTTATTTATATATTAGAAACTTTGAAGAAATTGTGCAAACGCGGAAAGTTTTCTCTCTTCGAGTTGCATTCTGCTTGCATTATCAATTCGTTTCTTGATTTGCTCAATCGTTTGCTCGTTCACAGCACCATTGGCATAGACCCGCTCCTTTCCTGCCATGATCCCGTTAACGTAATCATTGTGAACAAAAAGATCAGCAACGATATCTGCGGCGGTGGCAAGCATAAAGTCATCACAGACAATCTTGCAACCTTGCTCTTCTCTGATGGATCCCAAACCACGGGAGGAAACTCCCAGTTTGACACCCTCATCAAGAAGCGACTTAGCGATATTACCCATAGGGGTATCGAGAAGTCTTGCTTTACCTACATAATTATTACCCTCTTTGGTAAGAGAAGTAATCAGGTGAGACACACGATCGAGGTTGATAGTAGGACCATCGGGATGACCCAACTCACCTAACGCACGTCCTTTAGTTATATAGCTCTCATTGTATTTTGCAACTTCCCTGTCCAGGGTCTCGATGGGATACATCCGACCATTGCGATTCTTGATCGCACCCTGAAGGAAGACGCCTTCGATAAAATGGCTCTTCTTGCCATTCTTACCTTCGGTGATTACAACTTTCGCTGTTTCGATTTCTTCTCTAATCAGTTTCATCGGTGGTTTCCTCTTCGGATTCTGGTTGCTCTGTTTCCGCTGTGGGAGTTTCTTCTTCCTCGTCTCCCTCTTCAGGAGTCATGAAAGATTTGCCAACTTCCACTTTTTTGGCATCAATAGCAGACATTGCTGCGTCTTTCATACCAGTTGCAACATAATCGCTAAGGTCCTTTTGACCAGCGAAGAGTGCATTCACAATATCAAGAGCGGCTTGGGTAGGCATAACAATAAGATACTAATACTACTATTTAGATATTTCCTTTTTCGTAATCCTTGGGATCAATACCTTGCTCCGCAGGATCTGGCTCAGGAGGTTGCAGTGACATTGCCATCTGCTCATGCTCCATCTGTTGCATTGCCATGGGATCAATCAGTTTCCCATCTGCAATTTCTTTCTCCATCTGTTTATCGATCTCGTTAAACTCATTGTCAGTCTGACGTAGAATTTGACGACGAAGATACTCAAGAGAGAAATACTTGCCAGCGTAAGGGTCCATCTGTGCGAGAAGAGCCATGCGCTCATTGAGCAGCTCCTTCTCTTTTAATTCGCTGAAGTAGTTGTCCGCAACGAAATCGTATTGGATATGCTCCTTCATGTCATCCCAATCTTCAAGGGTGATAACACCCCTGAGGACCAGTTGAGTTTTCAGAAGATCGTTGAAGAGATCACTAAAACGCTTTCTCAGTCTAACGATAAACTTCTGGAATTTAACTTCATCGCGGGTGATCTCTGCAGATCTACCAACGTTGAAAGTGTTGTCAGATTCCAATCGTGACTCAGGGACATTCAGAGCACGATACAGTTTCTTTTGGAAGTACTTAACGTCTTCCAATTCTCCGAGGTTTTGCCCGCCAGGTAGGGTAGAAATTTCTGTGCCACGCCCTCCCTCGCGGCGAGGAAGCCAAAAGTCTTCCAACATAGACATAAATTTCTTATCGTCACGAATCTCGCCAGTGTCAGCATTGTAAACAAGCTTATTGCGATAGCGAGACATCACCTCACGAAGGTATTGCTCTGCCTTTTGTTTGGGCAGATTACCCACGTCAATGTAGAAAATTCTACGCTCAGGTGCTCTGGACAGACGATAAATGACCAGAGAGTCTTCGATCATACGAAGTTGGTTGAGTGCTTTAATTGCTTTGTGCATGTGCGACAAAACAATATTGCGATTCATATCCAACTTACCAGAGTGGACATAGCAGATTGCATCAGGAGCAATCCTTACACCATGGTTTTCGTATCCTCTAAGTCCTTTGGGAGCATAGATATAGTATTCGATGCTCTTGGGGACAAGACTTGCAGTTTGAGGATCAATAGGATTCGCTAACTTATCCTTGTTAGGTTTGTCGTATTCAACAACCTTTTTGATCTTCCTCGGATCTATATAGCGGATTTCTGAGATACCTGCTGAAGGATCTTCAGGATTGATCATCTTATGATAGAAGAGTCTCCCGTCAATATACCAGCGACGGAAAATGTCATAGCACCTTCTATCAAAATCGAGAAGAGAAAGCACATTCTCAAACTCTTCTCTAATTCTTTTCTTGACAGAATCGGGGACCTTCAGGTTAGACAACTCAATGTCTACAGGGTGATCATCCAACTCGCCAGCGATGGCTTCGTTAACGATGTCGTTAATGGCAGAATCACACTCTGGGTGAAGTGACATCTCACGGTATCTACCAATGAGATCTTGCTCACTACCTTTTGCAGATTCTTTATCCCCAAAGTCTACATACTGACCGAAGTAACCACCTGCAACTATAGGCTCGGCGGCATCTTCTGTGTCTTTACGCACAAAAGAAGGACCCACCTTAGATGAGCCCTTCTTTCTATCAAGGGAATAACCAAATAACTGTGACATTTACCTGTCGTCGCTGTATATTTATTATTTATTATATCAGATTATTCCCCTATTTGATCAGTTGCCTCCCTGGTGGTTAGCAGCGTTAACATCATCAGTGTATGTCCAGTATTGGACTTGGAATTCAACAGTATACTCCTCAGCAGTGTCGTTGCTATCCCAGGCGAGATCAATCGCACTGATGTTGCTCGGCCAAATACCTTGGAATTGATAGGCACGAGTCTGGGCACCTTGACGATCATACTGACGCACGATGGCATTAGTTTGATAGTCGGCAGGAGAATCATACTCTTGCTTATTCTGTTGCAGCGCTTGGATTCTGGTGGACCATGCTTCAAGTTTCGCACGGATAGCGAAGTCAGCATCGTTGAGGATTGTAACTGTCCAAGGCTCAAATGTGCGGTCACCAGCGATCTTCAGAGTGCGACCGCGATAGGGGACTTCCACAACACCCACTGTAGATGCAGGGATGTTTGCTGCCTTAACGAGGAGGGTTGCAAGACTCTCGCTACCACCACGAGCAGCACCAGCAGCAGTTTCTCTATTGTTTTGTTGACCTGTTGCGCCGCCGACTGACGGTTGGTCAAGACCTTGAGGGAAAACCAATTCAACTTGGAATTGGTTAGGGCGGGCAAGATCTCCGATTCTATTTCTGAAATCAAAAATAGGAGTATAGATACTCCCCCCTTCGACATTGTTGGCCATTTTTGTAACTCCTATTTGGAAAATGATTGACTACGAAGTCGTAGCACGGTTTACGGAAGGGGGACCGAAGTCCCCCACTGGATAACAAGTTAGCTCACAACCTCATTGAAGCTTGCACCAGTCCTGGTAGCAGTGAATGTAAGTGTGATGTAGTTGATGGATCTTGTGGGCTTCACGAAGATCTCAGCATAGAACTCTCCACGGTCGATGGACTCAGGAGTGTTGTTTGTGCCATCACACACAACCAGGAAGTCAGTCACACCACGGCGGGCCTGGACAGAGCGCATGTAAGGATCAACCAGATTCTTGAATGCCTGACGAGTAAACTCATCATTCAATTCAAAGAGTTGAGTCTTAGCAGCCTCGGCAATAGCAGCCTCGATAACGAGGAAGAGACGACGGACATTGATACGGTCGAATGCCGAAGAATGTGCCAGAGCGGTCTTATCACCGAAGAGGACAATGCCCTCGCCAGGGAATGCAACGATCGGGTTAATGCGAGCAGAATACAGGCGATCTCTGTGATCCTTCAGGGGGGAGTAGGCAAGCTTCACAGCGTTGCGAAGTTGACCTCTTTGGAAACCTGCAGGAGAGAACCAGGGCTCTTGGTTGATCGATGTGCCAAGGACAAGACCAGCAACGTCAGCGTTACAGGGGATGTAACGATACTTGTCGTTATACTTGTCGTAGATGTACTTGTAGTTGTTGTCAAACACAGCGTAGGAGCTGGAAGACAGTTGATCGAAGAAGGAGATTGTCTTGTCAACGATTGTAGTCGTATTGGGTTGACCGATAATATCGGTGCGGTGGGGGGAGACAAACGCCATGCAATCCTTACGGCTAGCAGCGATGTCGATAACCTTCTGTGCTTTGGCAACAGAGTCACCAACAGAGCTCATGCCAGGACCCATGAGGATGTAATCAACTTCCTCGGTCTCGGGATCAGCAAACAGATCATAACCAGCAAGCAGGGAAGGACGATCAACGGTATAACCATCGACGCCACCTTGCAGGTGATACTTGACAGTTGCCTGATTCTTAGTGCCAACCAGAGGGGTGGACTTAGGATCGAGACCAGTGATGTTATCCTGACTCCAAAGAGCAGCATCATTCTTCAGAAGGTCGAAGTCGCGGTTGGTAACGGTGTTACCCCAGCTGCCATTAGCTGTAGCGCTACGATCAAAGACTCTAGCACTCTCATGACCACCCCAGTAGATATACTGGGACTGATTCATCAGGACATCCACATAGTAGAGGGTGTCGCCTTGAGGACTCTTAGCGTCGGTTGCCTTAGACAGGTTGGTGAATTTCTCAAGCAGAGCACCAGGAGTGCCAGTCAGAGCACCATCGCCATCAAGGACGAGGACGTGCAGGAGGTCACGAGTGCCGCCACGATCTTCTGCCCAAGCAGATGTGCCAGGACGAGGAGCGATATTGATCCACTTCTCATCGTTGCCATAGAGACGAGTCTCATAGTCATCAGCAACAGCAGTGAGGCTGACGGTGGCAGAAGCGCCATCTTCAACAACAGTCTGGTTTGCTTGGAATTTGGGAGACTGAGGATTCAGAGAAACTCTCAGCTCACGGTTGATGGATTCGATAGCAGCAGAGGTGCCAGTGGCAGATCCAGGAGCTCCAGCAGAGTTGGCAAGCTCAGTCAGCTCACCATGACCATCGGTATCGCCAGCGATGAAAGCAGTAGAAGAAGTGCCGTCGATTTCGACTTCCAGTTTCTTGTGCTTAGCATCATAGGCAACGATGCTACCAGTGATGTTACCCGAGTCGGCAGTGAAGAAGTTGCCAGCAGTCCAAGATCCAACCAGACTAGAGTCATCCTTCAGAGTCAGGATCACAGTGTAGGAGTAGACCTTAGCGTAGATGTTTGCTGCGCTATAGGAAACCTCGTTACCTGTGGTGAATTCCCACTCAGCAGAGGAGGGTTGCGAGCAATACAGGACCTGATCAGCGCCAGCGTCTGTCATCACAACACGGACAGAGTTGCCAAAAGAACCAGGGGTCTTAGCAGCAAACTTCCAGTTGTTAGCAGCGTCCTTAACGACATTCTCATACTCATCCAGATTCTTGATCAGGGGAGGAGTAATGCCAGTAGCGGTTTGCTCGTTGAGTTGGGTCTTGTTGCTGGTGACGGTCAGCAGGCTAACTGTCGATCCATCAGTGTGAGCAGCAGCAGTGGTGCCCAGGACAGCGCGAGTCACGGTCAGGTCGTTACCTGCAACAGCAGTAACCTGCATGACCTCGTTGTCAACTCTGATGTAGGAGTTGGTGCCTGCGTTGAGTGTTGCAGCAGAGGCAACAGTCAGGGTCAGATCAGCATCAGTGAAGGTAGCACCTTCATTGATTGT